CATAGCATCCAGATTCTGCCATCTTCTTGTACTCCGGCTACTCCGGCTAAATCACCGTTGGGAACTGTGAAATACACGCTGTCACCTACTTCGGTACAACGAGGTATTGCCACTACAGGATCATGTCCATGACCCTCTTCAACTTCTCTACGGTCATCTGGTAAAAGATTAGAAGCTACTGTTAAAGCAGCTTCCATCGTTACTGGGTGAATAAATTTAGACACGTTTATATAGTCTTGATGAATAGTCTCCTTCCCATGCCAATGAATACAGTGTGGCTGGTGATGGGTGACTTGATTTAAGTGTTAATGTGTAATTTGTATTTCTCTCATATATAGGTAATGTAACTTCTTGTTCAGCATCTATTACTAAGGTATTAGCAGCATATTGGTCAGCATAACGTGATTCAAATGTCTCATTATAATCTGTTTTACCAACACGTTTTAATGTTGTTTCATACATTCCTAATGGTCCAAAATTAAATTTAATTCTATGGATGATTAAATTACTTTGTACATCAGTTACATATCTTTCACCTGATTGTTGGGTGTAGTAAAACTTAGGAAATTCTATTTCCATATCATAGTTATAACCAAGTAAAAATTTAGTATCGTCAATAGTTGCTGTGGCAGCTGCGTTAGAACCTCCACCACCAGAAAAAGTAATTGTTGGAATAGCTGTGTAATTATAGCCATCATTATTAATAGAAACGCTTGTAACTTTTCCATCAGCAATGTTGGCAGTAGCTATAGCACCACTACCTCCACCTCCAGAAAAAGTAACTGTCGGAGCTGTAGTATATCCAGTCCCTTGATTGGTAACGTTAATAGTTTTTACGTGACCAGACCAATCTCCATCAATATATAAATTATTATCGGGAAGAAAATAAACTGCACTTGTCCCATCAGACCTTTTGGATACGTAAACACCAAGATCATCATCTATATCAATATCATATACAGCTAACTGCTTGCTGCTGGTATAACCATTTGGTCTAACAAATGTAGTTTGATTTGTTGAAGTACTATAAGTACCTGTGCTTACGGCAATTTCAGATATGTTATCTAAATAAACCTTATAAGTTTTATCAGTTTGTGTAATACTTTCAGTTGTATCATCACTAAGTTTCAGATTAAATTTTTGCATTACATCTACACCGGCAGATCTAACAACGGCATAAATTGAATCATCTAACATGCATACATGTTGTATATTGCCTATTAATTCCCATGTAATCCAAGATTGCATTAATCTCTTTTCACCTGAAGTAAAATATTTATAGCCATATAAAGTAGTGCCATCTTTTGCCGCAAATACAATAAATGAATTTTCTCTACTATTAGCTATTAAGGTTATGTCTTTTGGAAATAGCTTAGATATAACTTTACTTTGTTCTAGTATCAATGGTTCCCCTTCTCTGAGAACACTAGCCATCTCAAACATCCTAGTAAACTTACCAGCATTATCTAAGAAAGCAATTGTTGTACCAAGTGATATTGGATTAGTTTTATAATTAAAATTGTAGGTTGATAAAGAATTTATTTTTGCTGTTATAGGACTTAATACATCACTATCAGTAGTCAACATAAACTGTTGATTTTTAGTAAATAGAACTAAGCCTGTATTAACTTGTATAGCATCATAAACAATAGCGGGATATTCAGAGCTACAAGATAAATCAATAGGATCTTCAGCTGATGCTGCTATTGCAGACTTCGGAAAGAAGTTAAAGAAGTCTCCCGGACGGGACATTATAACGTTCTCATCACTTAGAAATACAAGACGATTTCTAAAAAAAACCATTTTGTTAATAGTTCTAGCAGTTGCGGCTGAAGCTGGTATAGGTGATATGAAACTTGGTTCAGGCGCAGTTAATTTACTTCCCACTAAGCAGTTTTCATAATCAACTTGACTTAAAGTAAATGCTGTTGCACTCGTTCTTACAAGTTGTATAGGCATAGTTGCCTTATCAATTTCAATTCGTCTTCCCGGTTCTGCACATTCTTCCCAAACACCTTCACCACTTAGGTTGTTGTTAGCAAGGAATTTTAGATAATAATCATCTTCATCGTTAGCACTATTTCTAATCTTAACTACATAGCCATGTTTACATTGTTTAGGTAAGTCAGCTACGTCTTGTACTTCAGATGTCAGTACATTTAATAACTCACTAACTCCAGTATTAATATTAAAAGGTACTTCTGAATCAGCTCTCGTTATATGTAAACCATTACCTATTTGATTTACGGTAAAACCAGTACTACTTGTATCGACAGCAGAATTGGCTGGATCTAATATTTCAGTTCTTAAAGAACCTAAAATACTATCTGCTGTCACAGTAGTCTCGCCATCAAACGGTGTAGGAGAAGGTCTAACTAGACTTAAATTAGCTGATACTGTCCCAGTACTAGACTCTTCAATAGTTACTGAATAATCAGTTTGTGAAGAAGCATTTGTCATTCTAACTTTTACTACATCACCTGTCTGCCAACCTTCGCCACCATATAGCATGTCTATTTTTACTGTGTAACGACATACATAAGTAGGAGTAGCTCCTCCAGTTGTAGTAGGTTGTCCAGTAGCAGTAATTCTAAAATATAAATTACTACCTCTACCAGATATAGTATTACCATCTTTGTCTACAGCAGAAACGTATGAAACACCATCACCAACATTAACAGTAAACACTTGAGTACCTACACTGTCACATGTACCTTCGGTACGAGCGTTGAGATAAGTTGTACCTAATGTATAACTAACACCTAATCTAGTAGCTGTAGAAACTGTACTAAGGTTATTAGTAGTGCTGTTAAAAATATCTAGGTTATATTGGCTGGCATATTTAATCTGTTTTAGTTCTACAAATGCTTGGTTAGGTTGAGCTGCTTCGACTGTTGAAGTCATAGCAGTAGCTTTAGTTCTGTTGTTTATAAAGGTTGTATCGTTTAAAGTTAGTGTCTGTATATCATCGTCATCACTGTGAATTACATAATTAGTTAAATCAGAAACAGGGTGTACAAATTTCCATGTAACAGTGCCATCAACAATAGCGTTACCTGTTCCTCCGGGATGAGCACTGATGGCGTGTGAGGTTCCAGCAGTTGTACATTCATAAACATTTGAAGAAGCTACTACTCTATCTTCAATTGCATATGCTGTGTTAGTTGCTCTATTTGCTGCTCCTAGAACAACATCCATTTCCTGACCATCACTACATCTCCACATTCTGATAAGACCATCATCAGCATGAGAAGATCCGTCATTTTCTTTTCTTCTTATTACTTGTCCTATATATTGCTCTGTTTCATCTCTGTAGTAACTAAACCATTTACCAGTTGTATAAGAATTTTTTGTCCCATTACTTAAGGACTTTATAAGTTTACTTCCCGGACGCTTTTGTAATCCATGAGTTACATCAGGATATACATTCTTAGCTGCGACAACTTGACCGGGAACTTTTAATTCATCAGGCTGTTGTGAAATACCACCATTAACTGAATTTATTTTTTGTGTGATACTTGCCATTAGCGTTGTAGTGCTTTGTAAGGTTGATAAGATCTATAGGTTTGATTATGACTAAAGCCAAAGTAAGAATGATCCCCTTGATTACATTCATATTCCATACAACTAGCTCTGTTCATAGCTTCTTGTTGTTGTAGTAATTGAACTAATTGAGGATTGTTAACTAACTGTGTTGCAGCTCTTACTGACGCTCTAGATACTATGTATCTTCTAAATGCAGAAGGTAAATCTGTATATGGGAAAAGATAAATAACATCTAATTCAAGGTCTTCATCAAATTCATATTGATGGTTAACAGTGTCATATAAATAGGTTGTATTATTTTGTACTCGTCTAACTAAATCGTGTGATCTAAATACTTGTCCTTCTGATAAATCATATCTAAGAATATTAGCTGCTATGGATATACGTTTAGTTGTGGAGTCTCTTGCTACTGGTAAGTGTCTTTCAGTATTAAATATCCATCCTTCGTTCTGTACATCTTTGTTGACTTCAGTCAGTATGTTGTATATGAATGATATCTCTGGATTAGTAAAATTTAATTCTGTTATAGGGCTCTGACCGATAGCTCCCAGTATTGAGTTCACTGCGGATAGTTCTGTATCGGTGTCAATTGTTGTGGGAGTTGTCATAAAAAAAAAGGGACCAGAAGGTCCCGTATAAATGTATAAGTTATGAGATAGCAGTATTACCAGCAGTTGCTCCCGCGTATAATTCAACGCAAGCTGCAGGATTTAAGTAATCTGTTCCCATTGCTAATCTTCCAAGAATTACATCACCTTGGTAGATTACGGATATGTCTCCGTTTGTTACTTGAACCTGTGGTCCAATTGCTTCGACAACCGCAGCAGCTTCCTTCTGGAATATTAATCCACAAGACTTACTGAAGTCTGTCTTAACACCGTACTGTCCATCAGTCTGATTACCATCGTCAGCAGTTTCAATTGCTTCGCCAACAAAGTCACCAACGTTTCCGGGAGATGTTTTTCCGGGATTAGTAGCTGAAGCAGAACCATAAAGAGTTCCATAATTACCGAAGAATGGTATGTTCATGGACTTATAGATCTTAATACCAGCAATCTCTACAACGCCTTTTCCTGATTGTAAAGCAGTTCCTTGTACATCACGGTTTATTAAACCATTAGAGATGACACCAGAACTTACATCATTTATAAGTGCGTAGTATTGACGTGGGTTTAAAACAGCTACTCTTCCGTCAGAGCTAACTCCTTTTTCATCAAGAGCAGCAGCAGCGTCATAGAAAGCGTTTACTAGGTTTCCAGCGTTATAAGCATCAGATGCATTAGTTCCTGTAGAACCAACACGAATCTGTGTACCACCGGGTTCTGCCTTACCTGAAGCAGATACTGGACTTGCCTTTCTAGCACCTTTAGCAATCGCACGGAAAATCCTGCGATCATAATGTTCTGCTAGAGCATATCCAATCTTCTTAGAAATCTCTCCTCTTAATTCGTAGTGAGCAAGAGACTCATCTAGGTCATACACAAATGCAGAGCTAATTAGTAGATCATCCATGTTGATGGTCTTCTCAGCTATTGGAGGTGCCTTGTCACTATTACCTAAGATTGGTGTTCCCGGTGTGTGATAGTCGGCACTCATGCGACCTGTGTATATGAACTGCAATGATTTGCCGTTCTTTAATGTACGCTTCATGACAAGATCACGAGCGATTGTATTATATTGGAAGCCTTTAAACATCTCTCCACTGAACAGTTTCAGATAAAGAGCGTACTTATCATTGGCTCCATCGTAGCCAGTACCGGTGGATAAATTAATCCTACCTAAACTGACCTGATTAGCATTAGCCATTTTATTTGTTAAAAATTAAAAGTATATTTACTTGTCTCTTTACGTAAAAAGTTGCGAGTCTTACTTAGACTCATTTGATATGTGGTCTATCCCACCGTCTAGACGGCTGATGAGTATCCGCGTACGGGTCAAAAGCCAAAGTGAAAGGGAGTCCGACTCTGAGGTGCTCCCTTTCTGATTTTATTACTTCACAATTTTTGTGTAAGTAACGCCACGATAAACGTAGGTAACTTGCATAGCTATCTCCATTTACCAAAGCCCCGTTCCATGCTTTGGTTTCATGCGTCCTAAACAGGATGAACGGAAGTCGTGGTTAATATGAAGAATCGCCTATTGGCTCATCTTTCCTTTTATATTCTTCTTGTCTATATT